GACGGCGTAAGCCTCATCAACACCGCTCACCCGATTGTTAACGGTTCGTTCTCTAACCAGTTGGCTACCGCAGCAAACCTGTCGCAGACCTCGCTTGAGCAGATGCTCATCCAGATCCGTCAGTCGGTGGACAACAACGGCAAGAAGATTCGTTTGGTTCCACGTCAACTGGTGGTTGCACCGGGCAACGTGTTCCAAGCGGAAGTTCTGCTGAAGTCGGTTCTGCGTGCAGGCACGGCTAACAACGACATCAACCCCGTCAAGTCGATTGGCTTGTTGGATGAGGGTGCTGCTGTTCTGTCGCGTTTGACAAACCAGACCGCATGGTGGGTTCAGACTGATGCGCCTGAGGGCCTGAAGTTGCTGATGCGTCGCAAACTTGAAAAGACCATGGAAGGTGATTTCGAGACCGACTCAATGCGCTACAAGGCAACCGAGCGTTATCAGGTGGGCTGGACCGATCCAAGGGCTCTTTTTGGAACTCCGGGCGTCTGACGCCAAAGCGGGGATCAGTCTAAAGGCTGGTCCCCTTTCTTTATTGGTTGGTCAAACTTTTCAAGGAGCAGACCATGCCTCAGTTTTCAGATGACCTTTTTTTAGGTCCAGCACAGACTTATATTGGTACGGGTATTCGTCCGTACACCACGACCGCTACCGGTGGAACTGGTGGTGTTTCGTCTTCAACCCTGAACATCACCGCCCTTAACCAAGGCGCACCGATTGTTGTTGGAATGTACGTTGACGGATCTTCTGTCACGGACGGAACCTACATCACCGCATTTGGTACGGGCACTGGTAGTACGGGAACGTACACGCTTAACCAAGCAATCAACATTGCCAACACAACGGCTCTGACGTTGCATGGCAATATTGCGTTTGATAATCCTTCGCCCATGGATCTTGGGGTTGGCCCTCTCGGACGTATCTACGTTTGGGATGTGATCCCGCAGGCACTGGTTGCAAACAACATTGCGGCTGCGCAAACCACGTCGTCTTCGATTGCATTGACTGCCGGTACTTCGGTGAAGTCGGTTGTTCGCAATGACGGCACGACTGTGTTGCAACTTGATCTGCCACGCGCAGTCAGCATCGTGTCTGGCACTGGCACGCTAACCAACCGGAACGTGACGATCTCTGGCTATGACTACTACGGTCAGGCAATGAGCGAAGTCATTGCAACTGGTACGGTTCAGTCGACTACGGTCAAAGGCAAGAAAGCCTTTTTCCAGATTTCGTCTGCAACCATCTCTGGTGCCTTGGGTGCGACGATTGCGATCGGAACGACTGACATCCTTGGCCTGCCGGTTCGGGTGTTCAACGTGGCCTACATTGCCAGCGTCAAGTCCAACAGCACGTTGGCTCAGGATGCCGGTACGTTTGTCGCGGCAGACACTGCAACGGCTACAACGACCACTGGTGATGTCCGCGGCACCTACGTTCCTGCAACGGCTTCGGACGGTATCGTTCGCACCGTGATGGGAATTTTGTTGCCCGGTATTGCAGTCGGTCCCAATGCAACCCGAGTTGGCGCTCTTGGCGTCACGCAAGCCTAAAGGAGGCTGAAATGGGTCAGTTTAAGCCAATGGTCAAGATGGAGACCACAGAGCCATCCGTTGAGTTGAAGTTGAAGAAAGGCGGCAAGGTAGAGAAGAAAATGCAAATGGGCGGAATGCCTATGGGCTCTGTTGGACCTGCTCGTGGTGGAATGGCTCCGGCCGCCTCTCCGGGGATGCCAGCGCTCGCCGCACGTCGCCGGGCAATGAAGGCTATGGGTGCCGCTCAGTCGGCCCCTGTAGGCCGCGCAGCCTCGATGATGGGCATGAAGGAAGGTGGCAAGTCTGATGTAATGCAAGACAAGGCCATGATCAAGAAGGCGTTCAAGCAGCACGATATGCAAGAGCATATGGGTGGCAAGGGCACCAAGTTGAAGTTGAAAAAGGGTGGGACGATGAAATGCGCCACCGGCGGCGCGATTCCCTCTGAGTCAATTTCTGGTTCGCCTGCGACGACGATTGTTGATACCGGTAAAGCTGACAACGCACCTGCCAAGACTGGCGGTGTTCGTAACGGCAATGCTGGCGGCTTCAAGAAGGGTGGTCGGATGATGAAGTGCGCCACTGGTGGTGCAATTGTGTCCGAGACTACGTCTGGATCGTATGACACAACTCAGATGCATTCGGCAAGGCCTGACAACTCACCCGCCAAGACCGGCGAAGTGAAGAAGGTTAATGCTGGTGGCTTTGCTACTGGTGGCGTTATGAAAGCCAACAACGGTGGATACCGTAAGGGCGGTGCTGCAAAAAAGTTTGCTGAGGGCGGCCGCGTTCAAAACGACGGCGGTCCGGAGCAGATGAAGCAAGGGCGCAAGCCAATGCCTTCGCCAGTGTCAATTGATATGCTTGCCGGCACCTACAAAAAAGGTGGCAGGGTTGCGCCTAACAACGCAAAGCTGCAGGTTTTCAATAATGCTGAGTATGCACCATTGATGAAAGCAGCGATGAAGGACAGTAACGAAAAGTACGGTCCACAAGCTGACTTCATGAGGCCTAAACGGTAATGGACGGGGGCTTCGGCCCCTGTCTTCATTGGAGAGTTAGATGCGCCCTTTTGTAACGACTGTGAACAACGTGACAACAACGTCGCCTGTTTACCCAACCGATACCTACACTGCGCCAACGAACATTGCGTTGAGCGTAGTCGTCACTGGTACAATCAACTACACGGTTCAGTACACGTTTGATGATGTGTTTGCCAGTGGGTACACGCCGTCATCTGGGAACTGGACAGACCATCCTTCGTTGACTTCACAAACCGCGTCAAAAGACTCAAACATTTCGTATCCGGTTCGTGGTATTCGCATTAAATCAAATAGCGGGACTGGGTCTGCGTTGTTTACTGTTATTCAGAGCGGTGGAGGTGTCTCGTGATTTCGTACAACATTGACGGCAGTTCACAGAACCAACTGCTTGATTTTCTGTCAGTTATTGCCAATCCGGACGTTTACGCGACCAAACTGAAAGAACTGCAAGCGGCAACTGAAGAGAACAAGAAGTACGTTGAGGCTGTTGCGCCTGTTTCTGACATTCTTGCTTTACGCGAAAGTTTGTTTAAGCAAAATGACGAAGCAAAGGCAGCGCTTGATGCTGCAAACGCTCAGGCCGCGCAGATTGTAAGTGATGCACAGATTTCTGCAGCAGGGATTGTTTCGGATGCGCAGGCCCAAGCGCAAGAGATTGCTATGCAAGCTGCGGCGGTTAAAGACAATGCAAACGCGCTGTCATCTCAAGTGACCGCGGCTCTTTCTGACGCTAAGAAAGCAGAGAAAGAAGCAAAAGCGGCAACTGATGCCGCAAAAACACAATCTGACAATCTAGCAAAGGCGCAAGCGGCAACAGAAGCACTACAAGCGGAAGTAGCAGACATCAAAGCAGCATTATTGGCAAAAACAAAAGCCTTCGTTGAAGGGTTGTAATGTCAGTTGTCCTGCTCACGGAACCGTTCTCTGGGGGTACTGGTTCGGGCACGGTAACGTCAGTTGATGTCTCTGGGGGTACTACCGGAATAACCACATCCGGAGGTCCGGTAACGACCTCTGGAACGATTACGCTTGCAGGCGTACTCAACATTGCCAACGGTGGTACGGGGCAGACTACGGCGACGGCAGCAATCAATGCGTTGCTTCCTTCTCAGACCGGGAACTCCGGAAAGTACCTTACCACTAACGGAACAACCACCTCGTGGGCAACCGTTACTAGCAGCGGCGGAACTGTAACGTCAGTTGACCAGTCATTTACTGGTGGATTAATTTCAGTTTCTGGCAATCCAGTAACCACAAGTGGAACTTTAGCCCTATCCGTTGCTGGGACTTCTGGCGGGGTTGTTTACTTTTCTTCGTCTAGCACTTGGGCATCGAGCGCGGCGCTTGCATCAAATGCTCTTGTTGTTGGCGGAGGTGTTGGTGCTGCCCCTTCGACGATTACAACGGGCACCGGAGTTGTAACGGCGCTTGGGGTAACGACTAACGCGGCAAGCGGTATTGTTGTCAAAGACGCAAACAGCAACATATCAACCAACGCCACGTTTAACGGATTTACAAGTGTTGCTGCGTCTGGCACCACAATTACGCTGACTGCGGCATCAACCCCGGTTTATCTTATTACTGGGTCTGGCGGTCAAATTGTTCAGTTGCCTAACGCGACGACGTTGCCATTAGGCGCAATATTTTCTTTCAACAACAATCAGTCTAGCGGTGCAATAACTGTTAATAACGCATCGGCTACATTAGTAGTGTCGGTGCCTTCGGGTGGATATACCACTGTAGTTCTGACTGCAAATGGAACATCTGCTGGTAGTTGGGATAGGCACGACCAAACACCGGCTAACGTATCTTGGTCAACGAACACGCTTGATTACCCCGGTTCAATTACCTCGGCTACTTGGAACGGCGCAACTATAACGGTAAGCAGGGGCGGCACTGGAGCAACGACGCTTACTGGGGTTCTTAAAGGGAACGGCACTAGCGCAATTACTGCTGCGACGGCTGGCACGGATTATTCGGCGGGTACAAGTTCTCTCTCGACTGGGATCGTCAAGTCAACTACCAGCACTGGCGCGTTGTCAATTGCGGTTGCTGGGACAGACTATCAAGCACCGATTACGCTGACCACAACTGGCTCAAGCGGCGCTGCTACGTTTGTAGGCAACACACTCAATATCCCAATATATACTGGTGGAGGTAGCAGCGGACCGATTCTTGAGTCGCAGATTGTTATCAGCCAGAACTACACGCTGACCAGCAATACAAACGGGCTAAGTGTTAGTCCGGTAACTGTTGCTACAGGATATGCAGTAACCGTACCAACCGGACAGACTTGGTCAATTTTGAGAACTTAAATGGCAAATATCAAAATCCAAGGCAACGCAAGCGGTGCCGGTACACAGACGCTACAGTCTGCTGCAACCGCCGGAACGCCCACTATTACGTTGCCTGATGCAACCGGAACGCTGCTTATTAGCGGGGGAGATTTAGGAACGCCTTCAGCCATTGTGCTGACAAACGGCACAGGGTTGCCGCTTACGACTGGCGTTACGGGCGTTCTCCCTGTTGCTAACGGGGGCACAAATCTGACATCTGGGACATCTGGGGGGGTACTTTATTACTCAGCTACCGGAACCTTGGCGTCTAGCGCAGCATTGGCTGCAAGTGCAATTGTGATTGGTGGTGGCGCGGGGGTTGCACCTTCTACAACCACAACTGGAACGGGCATTCTGACGTTTCTTGGAACTCCGACCAGCGCCAACTTAGCGACTGCGGTTACGGATGAGACCGGGACTGGTTCTTTGGTGTTTGGTACAAACCCGTCTGTTACCAACCCAACGGTTACAAACTACGTTGAAACTCTGTATTCAGCAAACACCAGCACAGCCATTACGGTAAGTTTGGCAAACGGCACGGTTCAAAACTTGACGCTGACGGGTAACGCGACGATTACGATGCCTACTGCGGTGGCTGGGAAGTCATTCATTATTATCCTGTCTCAAGACGCTACGGGAGGCCGTACAGTCACTTGGTCTACTGTATCTTGGCCTTCGGCAACCGCGCCAACGATTACGAGCACCGCAAGCAAGAAGGACATCTATTCGTTCTTCTCTGACGGAACCAACTGGTACGGCGTCACTGTGGGGCAGAACTACTAATGTTTGCCGCATCTAAAACAAAACGGGTTGCCGCTGCCGCTGCTACTACAGACCAGTATTTCCCATACGTTCCGTTGTTGCTGGAAACAACGACCACCAACGGGCAACAGAACAACACGTTCTTAGATTCCAGCACTAACAACTTCACCATTACCCGCAACGGAACCCCGACGCAGGGTTCTGTAACTCCGTATTGGACTTCTGGGCAATGGAGTAATTATTTTGACGCATCAAAAATATCAATATCTTATTCAACTGCAACTGACATATCGTCAGGAAATTTTACAATAGAGTTTTTTGTATTTGCACCTCCTCAATCGGCTTCTAATGTTAGAGCAATTGCTTTCTTTGACGGCGCACCAGCATTGGCAAACAATATTGGTTGGGATTTTGTTTTCGCTACAACAAACAGTATTTATTTTGAGTTTAACAGCGGTGGTACAGGCGTAATAGGTTTAACCTCAGGTGGTTTGACAAATTCTTGGAATCATATTGCGGTCACTAGAAGCGGTAGCACTTTTACAATTTGGTTAAATGGGGTTAGCCAAAATACCGGAACCAGTTCCGCAACGGGAAACACAAATTCATCATGGGCAACAACTATAGGTAGCGTTACTGCTCTGAACACCGGTGCTTGTAACAATGTTTATATTTCAAATTTTAGGATTCTAAAAGGAACAGCTTTATATTCCTCAACATTTACGCCTCCAACCTCTCCCTTAACAGCAATTACTAACACGGCAATTCTTACTTGCCAAAACAATCGTTTAATAGACAACAGTACCAATGCTTTTACAATTAGTGCAACCAATACTATAAAAATTCAAGCCTTTCAACCGTTCTCACCCTCCGCTTCGTACACCACTGCGTCGTATGGTGGAAGTGCATATTTTAATGGTTCAAGTGATTATTTGTCTTTGCCAACAAATGCTGCACTAACTCTTTCTGGCGACTTTACTGTTGAATTTTTTATATTTATTACGGCAACATCAAATAATCAAACTATATGGGCGGCACCTGATGCTGCTAGTGATCGGTCCATTCAACTTGACGGTACAACTGCAAACATATCTTATTACGACGGAACAGCTCTTAGGGCATTTGGGTCAACAATTAACAATACTTGGGCTTATATAGCACTTTCTAGAACAGGAACAACGGTTCAAGGATTTTACAATGGAGTCCGAGGGTTTAGCGTAACAGATTCAGGAACATTAGAATTTAGCGCGGCAAATTTGTTTCGTCGTGGTAGAACCACTGCGGGAAATTATTTTAATGGCTATGGTTCTAATTTTAGAATTGTAAAAGGTACTGGGTTGTATTCTGGAACAACAATCACCGTTCCAACCGCACCGTTATCAGCAATCACTAACACCAGTTTGCTGCTTAACTTCACCAACGCAGGAATCTACGACGCTGCGGTGCAGAACAATGTGATAACGGTTGGCGACGCTCAAGCGTCAACCACTCAGTACAAGTGGTCGCCAACAAGCATGAAATACGACGGCACTGGCGACTGGCTGACGGCAATTGATAGCCCGCAACTGCAACTTGGTACCGGTGATTTTACAATTGAAGGTTGGCTTTACCTATCTGCAAACGGTGTTATTTACGGAATTGTAAGCAAAGGAACGGCAACAACTGGATGGTCCGTAAACGTCACAGTTTTAAATAAACTTCAGTTTAGCTACACCGCGTCAAATCTGACGGGTACAACCTCATTGGCCGCAAGTACTTGGTACTATTTTGCGGTCGTTCGATCTGGTAGCGCCACGGGGAACCTGAAGGTTTATTTGAACGGATCGGTTGAGGCGACCAGCGGCGGCGCAGTGACGGACAACTTTAACCAAACAAACATTTTGTATATTGGTGCGGATCGAATTGGGTCGACTCCTTTGAACGGGTATCTGCAAGACGTTCGCATTACCAAACTTGCCCGTACAATCACAACGCCAACAGCCGCGTTCCCAACGAGGTAACCATGCAACTTGCTAACTCAGAACTCATCATCAAAGACCACACAGAGTGGTTCCCCAACACTTCGTTTGGTGACCGTGGACCAACGCTAGATTGGATTGCTGAAGCTGGCTACTACGTCATTTCGGTATGGAAGCCCTACGACCATGCGACCGAGAAACTTGTGTCTGTTGCCCCGCATCTTTATGACGGTATGTGTTGTCTGGTTGAGGTTGAACCGCTGACGGTTGAGGAACTTCAGTCTCGCGTAGACACGCAATGGGCAGTTGTTCGCAATCAACGCAATCAGATGCTCAAGAATTGCGACTGGACTCAGTTGTCAGACTCTCCCGTGGACAGGATACTGTGGGCAATGTACCGCCAAGAGTTGCGGGACATCACCAAGCAAGCCGACCCGTTTAACATCACTTGGCCAAATCTAAATGCCGTCTAAATCCCCAGCCCAGCACCGCCTGATGGAGGCTGTGGCTCACAATCCAAAATTTGCAAAACAGGTGGGAATTCCTACGTCGGTTGGAAAGGACTTTGCCTCGGCTGATAAAGACAAGAAGTTCAAAGAAGGCGGATCAAGCGTAAACGAAGCAGGCAACTACACCAAGCCTGAGATGAGAAAGCGTTTGTTTGATCACATCAAGGGTTCCGCTGTTCAAGGAACGGGTGCTGGCGAATGGAGCGCAAGAAAAGCGCAACTGCTAGCTAAGCGGTACAAAGAAAATGGCGGCGGATACCGAGATTGAGATGACAGATCCACAGGAAAGCCTGAAGGCTTGGGGTGATCAAAAGTGGAGGACGAAGAGCGGGAAACGGTCGTCTGACACTGGCGAGCGGTACTTGCCTGAGAAAGCAATCGGTTCTTTGAGTCCTGCGGAGTATGCGGCAACGACTAAAGCAAAGAGGGCTGGCAAATCGCAAGGCAAACAGTTTGTAGCCCAGCCCAAAAAGATTGCGGAAAAAACTTCAAAGTTTAGGTGGTAGATATGAAGAACCCATCACTAGCAATTGGTCGCGGTGAAAAATTGCCTGTTAGCAAGGGCGCAGGGCTTACGGCAAAGGGCAGAGCAAAGTACAATAGCGAGACCGGATCTCATCTCAAGGCACCGCAACCCCAAGGAGGGGCAAGACGTGATTCGTTTTGCGCCAGAATGGGTCCGGTAGCAGAAAAGAGCGAGAAGGGAAGTCGGTCTAGGGCCTCGATGAAGCGTTGGAACTGTCCGGGTTGGTGATCTATGGCGTATAGCGGAACAGTCGGCACCACGGTTATCAATGTTCAGCAGTTGATCGACCACGGCGCACGTCGGGCCGGTAAACTTGCGGAGGAACTGACCTCGGAGCAACTAACGTCTGCCCGTGAGTCGCTGTTCTTCCTTTTGTCCAACCTCATCAATATTGGGATTCAGTATTGGGCAATAAGCAAAAAAGTGTACGGCCTGAAAGCCGACCAGTACATCTACGACCTTCCTGTTGGCGGAAACGACGTATTGCAAGCGCTGTACAGGAAGATGTCCAGACCGTCTGGCTCTTACTCCTCCAGCGCCGGTGGAACAGTTGAGAATGCCTTTGATGGCAACATCGACACAATCTGTACGCAGTCGTCTCCGGGTGGGAACATCTCCGTTAATTATGGATCAACAAATCCGGTCTATATTGGGTCTATCGGCGTCCTGCCGGGCGTTTCTGGCACGTTCAACGTGGTATTTGAGTGCTCCTCTGACGGTAGTACATGGACCACGATCGCCGCTCCGGGTTCAACCGTCTGGGTGGACAATGAATGGCTCTGGTACGACATCGATCCGGGATACACAGTTCCGTACTATCGCATCCGGGCAATCTCAGGAACCCTGAGTTTGCGGGAGTTGTTCTTTGGGAATAACTCGACCGAGATCACGATGGCCCGGTTGAACCGGGATGACTACACCAACCTGCCGAATAAGAACTTCACGGCCAATCAGCCGTTCCAGTTTTGGTTTAACCGCACAATCCCGCAGTCCAAGATGTACCTGTGGCCGGTGCCAAACGATCCGTTTGTGCAGATGACGGTTTGGTACTCGCGTCAGATTGACGACGTTGGTGCGCTGACCAATGAGTTGGAAGTGCCACAGAGGTGGTACGAGGCAACTGTGATGATGCTGGCTCACCGGATGGCGTTAGAACTTCCCGGTGTTGGCATGGATCGAATTCAGTATTTAGAAAACCAAGCTGAAAAATATTTAGCATTGGCTGAATCTGAGGAAAGAGATAAAAGTCCAATATATTTTGCACCAAACATTTCGGTGTATTCTAAGTAAATGCCACGCTTCCTTGACACTCGTGGGTATTCTGACATTGCAATCGCAATCTGCGATCGGTGCCGTCTCAAATATCCTCACTCTGTGTTGCGGCCGGATCCAAACTTTCCGGGCCTGCAGGTTTGCGATACCGGGTGTGCTGATCAGTTTGACCCGTATCGGTTACCAGCAAGAAAGACGGAGCGAATTACAATCAGGTTCCCGCGTCCTGACGTGAGCGTGGCCGCAAACGATGATTACCTATTGACCGAGGGTAGCAATCAGTTCCAGATTTCGTTGGAGGGCAACTCGCAAGTGCCTACGAATAACGGCAATTTGGATACGATCGCTCCCAGCCCACCGAGCCAAGAGTAATGTCAGCACAAGTCACGATAACAAATTTACCTGCAGCCGGTGCTCTTACTGGTAGCGAGGTTGTACCAATTGTCCAGAACGGACAGACCGTTAGGACGACCTCTGGTGCTATTGGTGCCACCGCTGGTGGTGTCTCATCAGTATCGACCGGAACCGGATTGACGGGCGGCCCGATAACGACAACCGGTACTATTTCCTTAGCCACTACAGCGGTAACGGCCGGCAGTTACACGTTGGCCAATATTACGGTCAATGCACAGGGACAGATCACGTCTGCGAGCAATGGAAGTGTTGCCAGTGGGGTTACGACACTAAGTGGCGGGACGACTGGATTAACCCCTGCAACGGCCACCGCGGGCGCTGTAACGCTTGCGGGGACGCTGAACGTAGCCAACGGCGGAACTGGCCAAACAACCGCAGGAGCGGCGTTTAATGCCCTGTCCCCGATTACTTCTACGGGCGATCTGATCGTTGGCAACGGCGCAAATAGCGCAACAAGGTTAGGGATTGGCACTAACGGTTATGTTTTGACGGTTAGCGGCGGAACTGCTGTTTGGGCTGCAGGGGCAAGCACAGGGGTTTCAACCTTTAGCGGCGGTACTACTGGGTTGACCCCAAACACCCCAACCGCTGGTGCTGTAGCGCTGGCAGGAACTTTGGCGGTGGCCAACGGAGGAACCGGGGTTACGGCATCAAGCGGGGCCAACTCGGTAACGTTGAGGGACGCCAACAACAATATTACGGCCAATGGTTACTTCAACGGGTTTACAACCGTAGCAGCGTCGGGAACCTTGATTACGTTGACTGTAGCGTCTACGCCGGTCTATTTGGTTTCAGGTTCTGGCGGACAAATCATCAAGTTGCCGGATGCAACGACGCTGCCGTTGGGGACGATATTTTCGTTTAACAACAATCAGAGTTCTGGCGCGATTACAGTTAACAACAATTCAAGCACGTTGGTTGTTTCTGTTCCGTCTGGCGGGTATACCACGGTTGTGTTGATTGCAAATGGAACGGCCGCAGGGACATGGGACCGGCACGATCAATCACCTAGTAACGTATCTTGGTCAACAAATACATTTGACTACCCCGGATCCATCACATCTGCGACATGGAATGGTGTGATTGTTGCAACCAATCGAGGCGGGACCGGGACTGCGTATGGCGTCACCGGCGGCACATTCTAAGGCAAATCATGGCACAGACTAATTACACCCCAATCTCGCTGTACTACAGCACGACGGCCTCTGCTGTTCCGACTTCTGGAAATTTAGTTAACGGTGAGTTGGCAATCAATATTGCCGACATGAAGCTATACGCCAAGAACAGTTCAGGCGTAGTGACGCTACTTTCTTCAAGCGCAGCGACAGGAACGGTTAGTTCAGTTGCGATGACGGTGCCTTCATTTTTGTCTGTTTCTGGAAGCCCAATTACAAGCAGCGGAACGCTTGCGGTTACGTTGTCTGGCACTGCCCTTCCGGTTGCCAACGGTGGCACCGGGGTCACAAGTTCTACGGGGTCGGGCAGCGTTGTTCTTTCGACTTCGCCAAACCTAACAACCCCGGTTCTTGGTACGCCAACGTCTGGCAACTTGAGTAACTGTACTGCTGATGGTACGGATTCCGTTGGGTTCCGCAATATCCCACAGAACGCGCAGACCGGCAGTTACACAATGGTGTTGGCTGATGCTGGTAAACACATCTACCACGCTTCCGGTGCTGGCGCAGCGACCTATACAATCCCCGCTGCCACCTCGGTTGCATACCCAATTGGAACGGCAATTACTTTTATTAACTTGTCGGCAACTTCAATTAGCATAGCAATCACTACGGACACAATGTATCTATCAAGTGCTGGTACAACTGGCACTCGGACTTTGGCTCAATACGGTTCAGCAACGGCCATCAAAGTATCCGGACTTTCATCTTCGGGCATTTGGATGATTTCAGGAAGTGGATTGACATGAGTGGCGTACAACAAGCAGTCTTTCAGAACCAACGGAGTTTTGGTACCGGGGCGGGTTCTGCTAGTTATACAGCAATTGGTAATTATACTTGGGTAGCCCCGGCTGGAGTTACTTCTGTTTCTGCTGTTATTGTTTCTTCCGGGGGAACGACTTGCCAAGGAACATCTAAAGGAAAACAATATGGGTCTGGAGGTGGGGGAGGGGCGCTAGGTTGGAGAAATAACATTTCTGTAATTCCCGGCAAAGGTTATTGCGTTACCCTTTCGGCTACTTCTAATTGCACTTCTACTAGGTCTTCTTTTATATGTAATACAGTTTCTACCCCCGGATTGGTTGTAGTTAGTGCGCGGAGTTTATATGGGGGGACTAGCTTAGGGTGCGTTGTCGGCCAAATCACCTCGCCCGGCGGAAACTCCGCCTATTCTTCTTGCGACCGGTCTGGGGGGGGTGGAGCAGGAGGGTACTCAAGTTCGTATCAAGGAGGTGCTGGTTATTGGCATGTGTATTTTTGTTGTCCTTGTGCCGGTCCAATATGTTGTGGCGCTCCCGCCACTGCGGGAGGTCGTGGCGGTGGCGGTGGCGGGAATGCGGCGCAAGGAGGGGGCGGAGTTGGTCTTTACGGAGAAGGTTGCAGCGGTGCGGCAGGGGGTTATGGCGGGTCTGGCGGAACCAATGGAGTTACCAATGCTGGTGGAGTTTACGGAGGAGGCGGAGCAGGCACAGGCAACGGAGTTGGCGGAAGCCCCGGAGGTCCTGCATTAAGGATTGTATGGCCCGGCACGACCCGTAAATTCCCATCAACTTGCGTGGGCGCACCATGAACCTGTATATCCAAGTTAAAAACGGTCAACCAATTAACCATCCTGCTTTTGAAGATAATCTTATTCAAGCATTTGGTTTGGTTCCAGAAGGATGGGAACCTTTTGTTCGAGTGGAGCACCCTACACTTGAATGGAATCAAGCCTTTGAAGAACCTCACGTTGTGTATGACAATATTAACGGGGTATGGACAGATATATTTCAAATTAGAGAATTGACTGCAGAAGAGCAAGAACAAAAACGGGAGCGACAAAAAGCGCAAGAATTGGAATTTCACCAAAAAGCCATTGATGATTACAAGGCATGGTGGGCTTCTTTACGGCAGAGAGACAATTTTGCGGCATGGACGTTTAATGAAGAGACTATTCAATACGAACCGCCAATACCAAGGCCAACTGACCGAGAAGTAATTTGGCATGGTGCATCAAACTCTTGGGTTGATAGGCCAATAAAACCGGAAGATGGCAAACAATACCAATTAGATTTTTATACATCTTCGTGGGTTGAGGTAGGCCAATAATGTGTACGATTACCTCACCGGAAGTGGTTGACGTTGAAAAACCAGAATTTGGTCAAATAAAAGCGGAGGCCTATTTCCCAACAGTTGTTTACACAATTCAAAAGCCAGAGTTTCTTACAAAGGTAAAACCAGCTTGTCTTGATGCACTTGCTGCAAAAAAAGAAGTAAAAACAGAAACGCACGAACTTTATCCGGTTTGGATGACGGACAATTTGTTTGAAGACCAACGGGTATCTGAACTAATGACGTTCATTGGGGAAACTTCTTGGCAGATTCTCCGTGACCAAGGGTACGCAACCTATGGAATGAACACCACATTCCATGAGTTTTGGTGCCAAGAGCATTACAAGCACTCTGGGATGGACCAGCACGTTCATGCCAACGGCGCACAGTTGATTGGGTTTTACTTTATTGATACGCCAGAAAACGGCTCCCGTCCGGTGCTGCATGACCCACGCATAGGCAAGGTTCAAATCAACCTTCCTGAAAACGACCTAAGAAACATAACGCCAGCCAGTAATATGGTGAACTTTGAGCCAAAGCCGGGAATGCTGATGTTCACCAACTCTTGGTTGCCGCATTCGTTTACGCGACATGGCTCAGACGAACCCATACGGTTCATTCACTTTACTATCGGGGTGCGTTACGGAGCGCAGCCTGTTTGTTCCAATGAGTCCGTTGTGGAGGTCATTTGAACAAATACAGCATCCGGTTCAATAAGAGCCGTGGGCAACCGGGGCGTGGTTCTGAAGAACACGTTTGGCGCGTGTTTGAGAACGACAAAAAAGAATACCTGTTCAAAACCCTGAACATAATGACCGGGGTAACCAGCGAAAAAGACAAAAACGGAAACGACTACAACATTTTGTGTTTTGGCAAACTGAGTATTAACCGAGAAACTTCAACGGCAATTATTTCGGAAGTTGAGGCAAAGACTGAACGCAAGTGTGATGACTGCAATCAATGCTGTACATGGATGTCAGCAGATAGTTACGGGCATTCATTTGGGCAGGGCAAGTCTTGCTTTTATCTTCAAAAGAACTGCACCATTTACGAAAACAGGCCGGTTAATCCGTGTACAACTTACAAATGCCACTGGCTTGCATCAGATGATTTGCCCATGTGGATGCGCCCAGACCTTTGCAACGCAATAGTTACGGAGCGCAAACAAAAAGGGTTTGAGTATTTTGATGTTACGGAATGTGGCAAAACACTGAGCACCCAGATGCTATCTTGGATGGTCGAGTGGGCGCTCAACAAGGGCAAGAACATTCAATATGTATTGGACGGGAAGGCAACAAAAATTGGCTCAAAAGAATTTGTAGCCGCCAATTTGTGAACACAAGGAGTAGTCATGGCTGAGAAATGGATTCAAAACGCAATTAAGAAACCCGGAGCACTTCGGGAATCCCTTCATGTACCGATGGGCAAGAATATCCCAGCCAAGGCCCTGAACAAGGCTGCCAAGGCACCCGGCAAACTTGGCCAACGTGCTCGATTGGCAAAAACCTTGAGAGGCTTTGATTGAGATGTTTACCCTGTCGGATGTTGATCACAAGATTGATGCCCACGTTGATATCTGTGCCGTGAGGTACGAGGGCATTGAACGTGAAATGCGTGGAGTCCATGCCCGTATCAAGCGCCTAGAGCAGATCCTGATCACCGGCGGGGGTGCCATTATTATGTTGCTCCTGACGATGATCATGAAGGTGCATTGATGAATTGGGGCGACATTCTCAAGGCGGTTATCCCGATCATTGTTGCATCTCTGGCGTGGTTGCTTGGTCAGGTTTCTGAGTTTTCAACTCGCTTGACCAAGATTGAAGGATCAATGCCGGCGTTGATTACCAAGGAAGGTGTGCCTACGGACAGTCCGATCAGCGCTGAACGCCGGCACGTCATGAAGGAAGACATCTACCGGGACATCCATGACCTGCAGGTTCGAGTCAAGTTGATGGAAGAACGTCAAAAAGCTAAGTGATGGAAGTAATTGACCTTTTCTTCAAAGCGTGGCCGGTTCTGTTGGCAATCATCACTCTTATTGTGGTGTTGTCCAAACTTGACCTGCGCGTAGCGGTGTTGGAAGAGAAAATGAAAGCCGCGTGGGAACAGATAAACAAGGCAAAGAATGGCTGACTTTACTCCCGCCTTTGAGAAGATGATCCACGACGAGGGTGGCTACCAATTGACCGATGTTCCGGGGGACCGGGGAGGGCAGACGTATGCAGGAATCGCAAGAAAACCAAACCCAGACTGGACAGGATGGCAGTACATTGACCGTAAAGACTTTGGGTCAGCTACGCCTTTGGTCCGCGAATTCTATAAAGTTAATTTTTGGGATCGTGTCCGAGGTGACGAAATTAAGGACCAAGCTATCGCAGAAACCATCTTCAACTTCGGCGTCAACACAGGCACCAGCGTCGCAATCAAACTTGCCCAACTCATCGTTGGCGTCACCCCAGACGGTGCAATCGGACCAAAAACCGTTGAACGGTTGAACATTTGTACTGCTGAGAAATTCTTGCCAGCCTATGCCATTGCCAAAATTAGCCGGTATGCGCAGATCTGCAATAAAGACCGAGGCCAATCTAAGTTCTTATTAGGTTGGATCAATCGCACTCTGGCGGGGTTAAAGTAATGGACCTGATTGGTATAGGGAGCATCATTGAGGGCGTTGGCAAAGTTGCGGGCGACCTCATTACGACGGACAAAGAACGCCTTCAAATGGCGTTGGAAGACCGCAAACTGGACTTGGAAGAGAAGAAGATCGACCAAGCCACAGACCTTGCTCAGGTTGAGATCAACAAGATTGAAGCCGGTTCATCTAGCCTATTTGTCAGTGGCTGGCGTCCTGCTGTGGGCTGGGTTGGGGTTCTTGGTCTGGCTTACCAATTTCTTGGGTATCCGTTGATGCAATGGCTGTGGTCTTTTCTTCAGGGCGTCGATATAATTCCAAAGGGACTTCAGCCGCCACCTGACCTGCAGACGGACCAATTGATGGTTTTGCTCTCTGGTCTCCTTGGGTTCGGCGGAATGCGCAGTTTTGAAAAGAGCAAAGGGGTCGCAGCAAAATGACAGTTGCTAGCGTTATGACGTATTCGTCACTAGTTGACGACATTGCGACCTACCTTGAGCGCAACGACACTGCGACCTTAGAAAAGATTCCGCAGTTCATCATGTTTGCGGAACAAGTCATTGCCTCGGAGATCAAGTTCCTTGGCAATCTGACGGTGGCCGATGGAACTATGACGGCCAACAATCCAATTTTGGACAAGCCTGCACGGTGGCGCAAGACCGTATCGTTCAACGTTACTACGGGTGGCGAGCGTATCCCGGTGTTCTTGCGCAAGTATGAGTACGTCCGTGAGTATTGGCCAGACGATACCAAGACCGGCGTGCCTGCGTTCTACTGCGACTACGACTACACCCATTGGTTGGTGGCTCCTACTCCTGCGACCAACTACTCGTTTCAGGTGTTGTACTACGAGCGCAATCAACCGTTAGATTCGGCCAATCAATCCAATTGGTTCACTCAGTACGCGCCCCAAGCCTTGCTGTATGGGTCTTTGCTGCAGGCTATGCCGTTCCTCAAGAACGATGAGAGAATCCCGGTGTGGCAGTCGATGTACGACAAGTCGATCGCCCTTCTCAAGCAGGAAGACCTGACCCGCGTCGGTGACCGTCAAACCGTGGTAAATGACTCATGAGTTATAACAGTCCGTTCACCGGGAACGTCATCCAGCCCACAGACGTTGCGTACACGTCCTACGCAATAACGTCTACGACTGGGACTATTCAACTTCAGTGGCCACTCAACGGTAATGATACGGACTACGTTGCCGCGAGGGTGATGCAGGTCAGCACGACGAGCACGGCCTATGAGTTGTGGATGCCGCCGGCCAATCAGGCGTCGGTAGGTCAAGATGCGCTGATCTATAACACCGGCGGCGTAACGCTGACGGTCAAGTCCTTTGGCGGGGCCAGCACGATTGTTTCGATTCCTTCGTCTGGAGGAAGTGCGCAGTACATATTCATCACGTCCAACGCCACCACAACGGGGACGTGGGGCGTCATAGCATTCGGTGCGACGACAACCAACTCCAACGCAGCGACGCTTGCCGGGTATGGCCTGACGGCGATTGGCAATACGCTAAATCAGTCCCAGCCGGTAACGACGTTCTCGTCAAACTACACCGCGTTGGCGGCCGATCGTGCCAACACTTACGTCTGGACGGGTGGGTCTGGAACGCTGACTCTGACATCCGCATCCACTCTTGGCAATGACTGGTTTTTCTTGGTCCGCAACGGCGGTACGGGAACGCTTGCTGTAACGCCAAGCGGCGGGAACTTGATCAACGGTTCGTCTTCGCTAGATATGCAGCCAGCGGACTCGTGCTTGATCTCAAGTTCTGGCACGGCGTTTTACTCGGTTGGTTTGGGAAAGAGCACGCAGTTCAACTTCACGCAGTTGACTAAGGCTGTCACGTTTGCTGGGTCGCCTTATACGTTGACTTCAGCGGAAGCGGCCAACGTCATTCAGAAGTACACCGGGACCTTGACGGGTAACGTAGTGGTAAACCTGCCGCAGACAATTCAGGTTTACTACATCACCAACCAGACAACAGGGGCGTACACGATTACGTTCCAGACCGGAGTTTCTGGTGGAGCGACGGCGGTGGTTCCTGCTGGGCAGCAAGTTATCCTTTTGTGTGACTCTGTTAACCTCTACAACGCATCAACGATTGCCGCTGGGGCTAGCACCCTTGCGTTAGCCAACGGATCGTCTGGAGCGCCTTCCTTGAGTTTCTCCTCTGAAGGTACGACAGGAGTTTTCAGGCCTTCATCTGGTGTATTCGGAATATCAATTCTTGGAACGCAGAAGTTCTGGCTTGATGCAAATGGTATTCAAAGCGGTACTTTTTAATGACCGCTAAGGTTTTTCAGGCAGATACTAAAGCCGGGGTCCAGAGGGACGGCACGGTCTTTGACATGAACTTTTACACCGCTGGTAAGTGGGTAAGGTTCCAGCGTGGCCGGCCGAGGAAGGTTGGCGGATATGCAGTGATGTCGGACCAGTTGAGTGGCCCATCGAGAGGGGTTTGGGTCAATCCGAACAACGGATTCAACCAGATCTTCAGCGGTTACAACAACGGCCTGCAAGCGTTGTCTGTTGATAATAATGGCGCTGGCGCTGGGGTCACCAACTACACCCTGAACAACTTTACGGCTAGCAATTTAAATTTGTGGCAGTTTGACGGGTTCTACGACGTTGGCGGGTCTGGTGTTGGATCAATTCTTGCTCATCCGGGGCAGAACCTTGGTCAGATTGATGCGATCACAAACACGCCGGTCTTGATTGGAGACATCAACGGTACGAGTTTGTCCCAGATTGGAACTTTCTCTACTGCTAATTCTTACCTTAACGGGACGGTTGACGTTACGATACCAACAACAAATGTGTTGATTGGTGCTGGTCAGTCTGTAACTGGAACTGGCATTCCCTCAGGAACTACAGTCTCTTCAACGGTTCTAGCAAATGGCAATCTTGCTAGCGTAGCCGTGACCGGAGTCGCTGGGCAGTGTTCTTGTACGAGCACTTCTGGGTTGTTTATTGGCCAGTCAGTAACGGTCAGCGGGACGAACACAGGGACTGCGACGGGGATTACGTCTGGCACGACGTACTACATAATCGCCACAAACTATTCGACGACGTTTACGTTATCGGCTACGTCTGGTGGTGGTGCAATCGTAACGACGGCTGGGACAACGACCGGTTTGGTGTTTACGATTGGTAACTACCAGAAGGTGACGTTGTCGGCGGCGGCTACGACTAGCGGTGTATCCACGCTAACGTTCAACAACAACGTATCTGTTTCTGGTGGGGTGGTTACTCTGCACCCATACGTTTTTGTTTACGGCAACAACGGGTTGATTAAAAACTGCGCCGCGGGTAACGCGCAGGATTGGGTCTCAACGGACGCTAATGAGGTCAACGTAGCGACTGGCAAAATAGTCCAAGGGCTTCCAGTTCGAGGTGGATCAAACGCGCCTTCTGGGTTGTTTTGGAGTCTTGATAGTTTAGTTCGGGTGTCGTACATCGGCGGCACGGGAACTCCGGTTCAATACTGGCGTTACGACATCATCAGCAGCCAATCATCAATCCTATCGAGCCAATCGGCGATTGAGTACGATGGAGTTTATTACTGGTGCGGTGTTGACCGATTCTTGCTGTACAACGGCACGGTCAAAGAGATCCCGAACAATTTCAACCAGAACTATTTCTTTGACAACCTGAACTACAACCAGCGCCAAAAGGTGTGGGTTACGAAGGTTCCGCGTTACGGCGAGATCTGGTGGTTTTACCCTCGCGGCGATGCGACCGAGTGCACGGATGCCATCATTTACAACGTACGTGAGGGGGTCTGGTACGACGCTGGCGAGGCTCTCGGCGCAAGAAGGTCCGCTGGGTACTTCTCGCAAGTATTTGCTCATCCTGTGGCTGCTGGATGGGACGCAACGGCAATCACAACTGTGTTTACGCAGTCAATGTCAACGACAAGCGCCAGCAAGTACATCAATCTAGCTACGTTTAACACTCAGGTTAGGGTTACTCAAGTTGTGTCTGGAACAAATATTGTTTCGGGGACAACAGTCAGTGCAATCACATCAAGTGCTATCCAGACGTTGGGTTCGATTACGGCTGGTTCTGGGTACACCAACGGAACCTACAACAACGTACCGTTGACCGGCGGAAGTGGAGCCAACGCTACGGCGACGGTTGTGGTTAGCGGTGGCGCGGTGACCTCTGTGACTATCACCTTGCGCGGTGCTGGATATGTCATTGGAAACACCCTAAGCGCATCCAATACAAACCTTGGCGGGACCGGGGCGGGGTTTTCTATCCCGGTTACTGCGATCTACGTTCAAACCATTACATTGTCGGTGGCGGCTTCGGGTACGGGGACGCAAGATCTGACGTTCAGCACTCCTGCAAATTTGATTTCAATGTGGCAGCACGAGGTTGGAGTGGATGCGATCGCCGGTCAAAACGTATCGGCGATTGATTCGTACTTTGAGACTAGCGATCTCGGATGGGTGGCTGGTGGCCCTCCTGAAGCCTCTATGGTCGGAGAAAATCGTTGGTTGAGATTGGAGCGGGTGGAGCCTGACTTTATTCAAGACGGAGAGATGACGTTAGTTATTACTGGGCGACCGTTTGCTCAGAGTCAGGACGTTGATTCGGATCCGTATGTGTTCGGGCCAAGCACCGGCAAAATAGATATGAGAGAGCAGCGCAGAGAGATCCGGTTGCGTTTCAGGTCTAACACAGTGGGCGGGAACTATCAACTTGGTAAACTACTGCTGAGTGCTGCAATTGGCGATGTGAGGCCGTACTAATGGCTCAACCGCTTGTTTACGACCCGCGATACCATACGTTTGAGTCTTGGGCTGCTTTGATGTGTGAGCAGTATGCGGCGCAGCAGTTAGAGATCCCGACTGCGACAACGGACTGGAAGACTTGGGGCAACGGCATCAAGGCGATTGATGTGTTCACCAACGAAGCTATTCCGAGCACAGACAACTTTGACAACTGGTACGACTGGGCTGCGGCCTTGTTGGGATCAGTAAACCCGGCAACTGGTTGACATGGCCAATTACTACAATACCGTTGGTTATGAGATAGCTCAAAACGCTCTTCGGAGCCAAGGCATTGATCCGTCCGGGTTAGATGAAGTCGGGTTGATTTCTGGTCTTCAGCAGATTTTTCCGAATGAGCAGTTCAAAATTGCTGGGTACAACCCGCCAGCGGCGGTTACTCCACCACCGACAGTTTCTGCTCCTGCAGCGGTTTCTACTCCTGCAACTCCTTGGAGTGCCGCAGGTTCGTCAATGGTCACAGTATATGGCCCGAATGGGTCGACCATGCAAGTTTGGCAAACTCCGACTGGGTATTACCAAACCAACGGATCGGCTGGTCTTCCATCAGGTTACTCGCTGACGGCTCCGGCAGCGTTTACTGCGCCAAATTCTGCAAGTTTTTCTCAGGCTCCTTCGGATTTAACGCCAGAACAAAAAGCCGCAGCTTCCGCCGCGCAGGCTCAGGCCATTCAAAACCAGATCAACAATACGTTGTCCGGGGCAAATACGGCGGGTGCCTTGCCTGCGGCGCAACCGGTAGCGCAGCCAGCGGCACCGGATATCTCGCAGGCCGTTAATGCGTTCACAGCAACAAGTGTTCCTCAACCTGTAACCCAATCTGGCGGTCAATATGTGGCAGCGCCGGGTGGCGAGGGTGAGGTGTATGTCCCAGATGTTGCCACTCAGCAATCGTTGAATCCAACGGTAACCGCAACGCCGACCCAAGACAGTGCGACTATATTAAATTCTTTAGTTGGTCAACTTGGATCAGACAACCCTCAAACTCGTGCGCTAGCACAAGGGCTGTTTAATAACGGAATTACTAGTCTCAGCGACATAGTTGTGACCGAGGGCAAACCCGGTTACATGACCTATGGTAGTGACCAGAGCGGCGGAAGCCAGACCGCAACATGGGTAGATGACCCAAATTCCAAGAACTACGTTTACACCAACAAGAATACCGGCGCAGAGATCAACCCGTACCGGCTTGGCGCTTACGACATTCCTGATAAGGGGACGTATTTTTACAATTTGACCCCAACAGGGTTTCAAACAGAGTTCAATCCGCGAGCGAGCGGGTTGGCCCCAGTTCTGTCTTCGTTCCTTGCGATGACCCCTCTGGCTCCGGTGGCGGCAGCCTACAACGCCTACAAAGCAATTGACAGCGGGAACGTGATTGGCGGGTTAGCTAACCTTGCTACGCTTGGCGGGTTCTCTGGTTTGGCAAATGAACTGTCGATTGCAAACGCTATCAAGAGCGGCAACGTCGCCGGGGCTCTCAGCGCGATCGCTCAGTCACCAATTTCCGCGGGTCTTGCCAACACCGACATCGGTGGGTTCAAGCTTGGTGACATTGCGAAGGGCGCGGCTCTTGTTGCAAACCTCACATCGAACGCCCCGAACTACGCCCTTGCGTTGCAGGCCGCCGGTCAACTCGCCGGAAGCCCAGACACGGTCATGGCAGGAAAGGGTCTAGCGCTTGTTAACGCGCTCACCTCTGGAAATCCTGCGGCTATCTTGAATGCTGCAACCGCGCTCGGATCAACGGTCAACAATGTTGCGCCGGGAGCGGTCAAGGCTCCAATTGTTGAAGGACAAGGGGCGACCGCTACGAGCGGCACTTCTCAAGCTACAACAACTGGCGATGCTGGAGCAGACGCAATTTTAGCGGCTTCCCAAGGCGTTGGACAAATAGGTGGAAGCGGGACTCAAGTTGCCGCGCTAGACACTGGAACAAGAACGGACGCTTCGTCAGGAGGCGGAACCGCGATCACTGGCGGTGCAACAACTGGATTCGGCGGAAACGTAGTTGATTCTGAAGGTAATGTAGTCAACGCGGTTGCAAGAGGCCTAAAAGATGATGATCTTGACAGATCTTGGAAATCTAAGACTGGTGATCCAATACCCGGAACAGAACAAATTGATCCCGTTACAGGTGAAATAATCCCCGGTTCGGCTTTGCGAAATACTTTGACGCAAGCGTATGCAATTGCCGGACCGACCTCTTCATCTAGCTATGCAAGCGAGTTGCCTGACGGGTACCGTTTTTTAACAGTTGATGAAGAAAATAAAAATGTTCCGTTTACAACAATTCAGATCAATGGCGTCAATTACGCAATAACATCTCCAAGCCTCAACATAAACGATTCCTCAACAAATTCTCAACTTCCAAAATATCAAAAACAGGTAGAAACTAGTGCCGCTCAATACATTGATAGCGGGTTTTCTCCTGCAGATTCTTGGACAAAGGCGTTAGCGGACAATGGACTTAAAGAGTCTGATTTAACTCGGCCAAACTGGGCTGTTCCCGGTGGCGGTCTGCCCGGTTCAAATGCAAATCTTGTCTTGTCAAACTTGCCGGGCGCGAATGTTGGCGCTCCGAAACCCGTAGGTACAACCGGGACGCTTGAATCTTCTGTGTCTACCGGAACTCCCGGAGCAACAGGGGGAGCGGGAACACCCGGGGCTACTGGAGGCGGTGGAACATCGGGTTATAGTGGTACGTCTGGAACAACCGGAACGACAGGCACAACAGGGGTTACGGGAACAACTGGCACCACTGGCACTACTAGCGGCCGGTTGATTTTGAGCAATGTAAGTCCGAATGGCGAGGTTGGAACTACAGGAACGACTGGAACTACGGGCTCTACTGGAACGACAGGAACGACAGGTACTACAGGAACAACGGGCACAACCGGAACTACCGGTACGACGGGGACTACAGGTACAACCGGAATTACTGGGACTACAGGAACAACCGGGACAACTGGGACCACAGGGACTACGGGAACGACCGGGTCAACCAGCACAGGAACCGGAACGGGAACGGGGACTGGCACTGGTACCGGAACGGGTACCGGAACTGGAACTGGAACGGGTACGGGGACAGGCACAGGTACGGGAACGGGTACTGGAACAGGTACAGGCACGGGTACAGGCACGGGAACAGGGACGCCAAGTAGCCCCGGAGCTATCCTGACGGCAGACTCGTCTACTCCTGCAGCCGCAGAAGAAAAGATTCCTACCTTTAAGGTTGGAGATCTGGGAAAATACCTAAGCCCATTGGCTGCTTATCAAGCAATGGTCCAGCAGATGTACAACACCGCGATGGATGAGAAGGCTCGTCAGGAAAAGCCTAAAAAGGAAAAGGACTTGGAAAACGACACATCCTTCTGGGGGTACGGTCAGGAAAAGCCGATTGAGTCAATTTTTGACACAGACTTTTTGAATCCACCTGAGATCAAGGCTGCGACCGGTGGATCGATTGCGGCACTGATGGCTGCAGGCGGGGCTCAAAGAACTGGAATCGGTAGTACCAGTTTGGTGCCTCATTCGGGTAAAATGAGGGTTGACTTCCGCCGCGGAGATGCTGTAACGGGGCCGGGGGATGGACAGTCTGATGATATTCCTGCCATGCTAGCGGATGGCGAGTTTGTGTTCCCGGCGGATGTAGTCTCGGCGTTAGGTAACGGATCAACGAAGGCCGGATCGGATAAGTTGTACGAAATGATGCACTCAATTCGAGCACGAGCAAGGAAGGCGCACCCGAAGTCGCTGCCTCCACCGGCAAAGTCACCTCTTGAATACCTGCGGGGTAAAAAATGAGCACGATATTTGAGGGGCAACCGCTCCCTAACGTAACAACAACGGTAACCGATACCGGTCCTTCGTTCTTTACTAATCCTGTCAACAAGGCGTCTGAGGCTGCTGTCACGCAGATGGGCAAGACCGCCGCGACCGGTTTGGCGGCACTTGATCCTTATCAAACACAAGGATACAAAGACACGTCAACAGCGGCAGGTTCGTATGCCTCTGGTCTTCAGAACGCGGAGACCACCGCTGGCCAAGCCGCGAGTGCGATGAATCCTGCTGGCATTCAGCAGTTCATGAACCCGTACATTCAGAACGTAACGAATGAGCAGGCACGGCTAGCCAACCAGAACTTTCAGCGCAATGTTCTTCCGGCTCTTGGCGGGGCGTTTGTCGGGACCGGGAATTTAGGAAGCCAACGCTATGCGAGCGCCCTAGGGCAGACCGGAGCGGACTTCCAAGCCAACCTAACGGGGCAGCAGAACAAGTCGCTTGCAGACGCTTACAAGAGCGCTCTTGATGCGGCCACCAACCAAGGCCAGTTGCAAAACGCAGTGGCTCAGACGCAGGGTACGTTGGCAGGTAAAGAGCAAGAGTTAGGCTTGAAGGGCGCGAGCGCACTGACCGCAGCAGGCGCTGCGCAGCAGCAATACGAGCAGGCCAAACTCGACTACCCGATTACGAACGCGATTAACTCGCTGAAGTTCTTGACTGGATTGCCGGTCCCAACAACAAAGACGACTGTTGGTCCGGGGACTTCAGGTCAATACAGTCAGTCTCCTTTTAACCAACTTATTGGTATTGGGAGCCTTGTTGGTGCTACTGCGGCAGGCGGGGGGGCCGGGGCAATAGGAGCAACCGGATCAAATCTTCGTAACCTCTGGAATTTTATCAGAGGGCCTCAATCCACATTTACTCTCGACCCATCAGAATATACCGGCGGAACCAACCAAGCCGGTACTCCGCTTTACTTTGATAGAGAGACTTTCAACTACTACGATCCGACTGGTAAGAAAGTTGATGTTGAGTGGGGTATTTAATGGCTGAGAAGACCGCCCTTCCCTCGTCTCTGTACGCCTTCGGTGAGGGCGAGGAGAGCGCACAAGTGAACCAACGCTATCAGGATGCCTACAATCAACTGATTGCTGCGGTTGAGAAGCGTAGCCAGCCGCAGTTCTTTGATCCGACGCTTCTAGCGATCTCGCAGGCGTTCCTCGGGCCAACGAAGACCGGCGGTTTCGGTGAGGCCGCGGGGATTGCTGCGGGTAACGTAGCCAAGGCGCAAGAGGCGCAGCAGACACGGGAAGAAGAACTCGCCAGAATGAAACTTGAGCTTGCCGGTATGGGTGTTGGCCAAGCCAACCAACGTGCTGCGATGAAGATGTACCAAGAGGGTGTAACTCCTTCAAAGCCCGCAACTCCCGTTGAAGCGCCTGATCCTGATTTAGCGTTAAGGTCGATGGGCGTCGAGGATCAAGGCGTTCAGGTTGCCCCTGCTGTGCCATTGATTCCCAAGAAGCAGTTTATTGCAAGCGAGTTGCTCAAGGGCGGGAACGTACCTGACGCCGAAATCAAATACGACAAGTATGTACGCGATGACATTAAAATCGCGCAGAATGGGATGCTTTATCAAGGTTCAACGGGTAGGCTATTTGATATGCCTGATCCTACGCCGGTTCTTGTTCCTTTCCTTTCGTTGAAAGGGGAGCCATTTCAGATAACCAAAACCCAAGCAAGAAAACTTGATCAAATTACCGCCTCCGGTGACAACGATGCCCGGATTGCGTATGAGAACAAGCTACGAGGAATCCAGCGGCCTGCCGCACCTAAAGAAGCGCCCCCTTTGCCTGCTGCTCCGCTCAATGAGGGCGTAACAACCTCTCCCGTTGCCCCTCCTAGAGTTGTTACTGCGCCTCCTCAACCTACTGCAGTTGCTCGCCCTTCGGTTGCTCCGGAAGCCGCCCCGTCACCTTTTGTTGCGCCATTAGCGCCAACAGGCGGGGGTATGTTGTCACCTGCGCAGTTGGCCGCAAGAAAGGCGCAAGAAGAAGCAGAAAGAGACATAGCCAAGGCTCGCCGTCAAGAACAAGACAAGGCGAACATTGCGGCAACTACGGGTGTGGCAACCACCAAAACAATTGAGCAAGCCAAGGCTGACATTGCTGCGGCAGAAGAGGCTAAAAAACAAAATCTTAAGGACGAGCGCGAGACCATCGTTGAGATCAAGAAAGCAGGAAGGAATCAGGTCAACATCGCCGACCAGTACGCCAAACTTGTAACTGAGTACCCTAACGCGATCGGTACTGCTGCAAAGCCGGGGTTCTTGTCTGCTGGCATCAAACTCTTAGAGAGCGGTGCAAGCCTTGGCGGCGAGAGTGCAAAGGCATCTGCCCTACAAGACGCTGTGGCAACGCTCAGAGGAACTCCAGAGGAGTTATCTGCTCGCAGAGTGATGATGGGCTTGGCTGCGGAATATCTGTTTAATCTGCGTTCATTGACCAAGGGTCAGGGCACGATCACCGATTACGAAACTAGAGTTCTTTCTAGTATTGGACCGAGCATCGAAGACGATCCTAAGACCGCTCGATTCAAGGCCGCCATCATGAAGATGCATGGTGAGGCTGAGATTGCTCGGGCCAATGAGTACAACGAATGGAAGAAGCAAAATCAAGGTCAAGGGTGGCGCGACTACCTTGGCAGCAAAGACCACGATAAATTTGCAGCCAAGTATGACCAAGATCTAGCTCGTGCTTACGACATCTACCTTGGCCGTAAACCTCAGCAACCTTCGGCACAACCACGTCAGACATCAAACCCTGCTTTAGACTTTGCGAGGAGTCTCAAATAATGAGTGACAAACAAGAACTCGCTAATTGGTTGTTTGCTAATCAGGATAAGCAGGGCACTCCTGAGTTCAAAGAAAAGCTGGATCAGTTTCGTGCTGCGGATGCTGCGCCCAAATCGATTAAAATCCCTCCTCGCGGAGAGACGGCGATTCAGATTCTGCAGAATGAGTTCATCAAAGAGTATGAGCGTCCAGCAGCAACTCCAGAAGAACAGAGCCGCAAGGAAGCAAACCTTGGTGCGTTGACTCGTGAACTGGCCACATTGAAGGCGCAACCACCAGAGGTTAGAGAACAAACTCCTGCTGCTCCTAAAGAAGGGCCCAATACTCTGGGTGATCTTGAGAAAGACATCGGCGCGATTGAGACCAAGCAACAAGAGCAACAGCCAACAGATATGCGCTTGAATGCTCAGGTTGCTGGCGCTATTGCTGGCGCAGTTCCCGGTGCTGTTCAGCAGGCAGCGGTGTTGCGTGAGGCTGGTGGACGCGGGATCAATGCTGCCTTAGATGCTGTAGCAAACCGAGTTCGCGGACCAAACACGGTGGCGGATCTGGCCAACGAAGTGATCGGCGGAGAACTTCCACAAGGGGTTACCCCATCAACCGTTAATCAGACCGCGACAAGGTTTTATCAACAGTTCCCGAACGAACTTCAGAATGGGAACATGGCCGCTGGCGGACGTGGGACCTACGCTTACGCTCGCAGTTTCCAGTTGCCGGTTGAACTTGCGATGCAGGCCGTTGACCTGAAAGATGCGCAACGGTTAGTTCAAGAACGTCGGGCTGGAACCCTAGCGGCACAGGCAGCGTTCCCTAGCGAGACTCTTGTAGAGAGGCCAACCTCTGGCGTTCTTACGCTTGGGGAACGGCGAGAGCCACGGGCGAGACTTATCATCGGCGGAGAGCAGGATCTCCCTCTTCCCCCTCCTCCTCCACAGCAACCTCGGTCAGCGCTTCCTCCTGCCGCGCCGCTTACGGGTGCTCCTCAGCCCCGCCTGACAGCAGGAACAAACCCATTCCAACCCGGACGTGCTGCGTTACTGCAGGGACCTCCTGCAGAGGCTCCCATGCCTTCTATGTCTGCGGGGACACCACCTCCGGGTGCTGCTCCGGGCGTCAGGGTAGAGCCAACGATTGGCCAAGGTGTACTACCAGCCCCTGCGGCAACATCGGCTGCGCGTGGCCCTGTGCGGTCCGGATTGGATGCGGTGACGGGTATGTTTGCCCGTAACGTAACCGAGCCTGCACAGCGCGTTCTAAGTGCGCTCCCGATCATTCCAAAGACCCTTGGCGGTATGCAAACCTTTGGCGGTGGTGCAGAGGCTTTAACGGGTGCCCGTCAGGGTGACGTTGGCAAGATTGGAACGGGTGCTGCTGAGATTTTGGGGGGCGGCCTGTCTATGTTTAGAGGGACCGCCCCGGCCGGTATGGCCATCTCGATTCTGACGGAGTTGTATCGCAACGCGAGAACCCCGGAAGATCGTCAGAAGATCATGGACGCTTTGAACGAACGGATGTTCGGTAAGCAACAAGTCATGTAACAAGTTTGGGGACCTCTCCTCCCCCGGACCCCGCAGGAGCGGGTTTAGCCAGTGCGATCACTGGCTTTTTTTCGTTCTGAGCAATGACGTACTGCTCAACGATCCTAGCAAACTCCAAAACGTCAACGTACCCATATACCCCGTTCGGGTTACGGGACTTGTCCGTATAGAAGTACAACTGCTTGATTGTTGCGTCGGTTAGGTAGGACTTACTTAACATTTTTGGCTCTCCATAGTTCCCAGCGCATGATGCTTCCCTGCACGATGCTGCGGTGGGCTGATCCTTTGTAGGGGTTTTCTTCTGACGACAAGAAGTCTTCGACTAGGTCCTTGTTTTCGAGGAAGAACTCATGACGACTAGCGCTTTCCTGATCGGGAAAGATGTTGCCGTCAGAGGTTTGAAATGCGGAGATTGGTTTCATTTGTTTTCCCGATCGGTAAAGATTTCACCGTCAGCGGTCTGGAATGGTTTCATCGGTAGTTGTGCTTGAGTTGCCAGAAACGAAGAAGACACTGGAACTGCTCCCAGCCGCGGACTAGCTCATCCTCGGTCCAGTTCTTGATGACTACTAAACCGGGGTGGGTGCGAGATACAAAGATGTTCGCGCACTTGGCTTCTGTCACTCCCAGACCTACCCGGTAAGCGGCGAGTTGCATCAGGTGCTCGTCATACCCGTCAACGTCATCGCTAGGACCGAATTCCTTGGTCTTAACGTCAACGACGACCTCCAAAGAATGGAGATCACACTTTCCGCCAAAGCCAAGCTCGTGGCCAAAGGACTTCTCGGCTACCCAATCCTGATCTCCGAACTCCTCCTGCAGGGCGTCAGAGACCGCCTTGACGTGCTCAAAGTGGCGGGATGGCTTGTTGCCGGAGTAGAACGCCTCGATTGAGTTGTGGATGTCCGTGCCTGCATCCGCGGCGGCCTTAGCAAGTTCCCGCGAGTCAACAAGGATGCGGTCCATATAGGCCGCATCAGGCTCGTCACCGATCCGCTGCATGGTCAGGGCACTCATGAGTACTTGCTTCTGCATCCACGCGATCAAAGCGGGTTTGGCGGCCACGTTAAGGATCGTTGTAACGGAGGGTACTAGGTCCTTCGTGCGAGCGTCACGCAGCGTTGTAGGGCGGACCCCGGTCTTTCCTACGACTGTGTACATCGGCTCACCGTCTCTGGTGTACCAGTGCTCACTTGTTTTCTTTTGGGAGACGATCATTTTCCTTTCCCTATGATGACTAAGATTAGTGTTGCCACGCAACCGACCGCCATGATTTCTCGTTCATTGGCCAGCGCTGCGGCAACAGTAATAACGAATGCCGATAGTACGGCCCAATCTCTAAGATTCTCTGGCATTTTTTCTCACTTTATAGAACGCTTTTGTGTTGATGAAAACAACGGGCTCTTGGTCTTGCGAGTCTCCTCGGTCTGACCTTCCGCCGAACCCGTAAGTACGGGCAACTGCTTCCGTGTCGCAGTAATAGAGGCCGTCATCCCACTCCACGATAATCAGGAACGGCACCCCAAGTTCTTTGCCGATCTCTCTTCCGTGCTTCCATTTGTTCAATGAAATCATGAAGGTAGGGTAGCGATCCTTGGGGTTGTGACGACGTTTGAACTCTGCGAAGGCTTTGATCTCTGATCCCCTAACGACAGCCCAGTCAACGTAGTAGGCCATCGGTAGCTTCACAAACTCCGCGTTCCAGCATTCTTTGAGGATGTTGGAAACGCGAAGTTCGTTAGAGAGATCCTTAGAACTCTCGTAGAGCGGTCGCATCAGAAGGGGATGGAATCATCAAAATCATCTGATACACCGCCACCTGTGTAGGCGATTGGCTTCATGCGACTCTTCCACTCCGGCGATCCTTCAATCTTTGCCCGTAAGTAGTCAGAGAACGTCGCAAACAACTCCATGTCTGGAGAGTCGATTGAGAAGATCTTGGGCTCGTTGAAGTACTGAGGCATTCCGTTCTTCTTCACGACCGCGGGAACCGGGGTGATGGCATTGATGTTTGAGTATTCTTTGCCGTCCGCGCCGGGTGTCTTGATCACGCTGATCATTCCCCATACTCCCAAAAGATTCTTGAGTTCAAACCCCTTGAGTTCTTCGGGGGTGAAGGCTTTGCCACGCCACGACGCTAGGTCCTGCCGCAGGCGAGACTTCTCACCGATAGATAGGGTGTAGTTCTTTGAGATAGACATTGGCTCGCCGGCACGAGTGATCAGGGCAAACCCATTCTCATCGTCGCCGTGAACCTCGAACTGAATCATCACCTTGCGCTGGGTTTTAACCTGCCCGAGGTAGGTGGACTCTTGTGTGCCGAGATCAACGATCCGGTAGCAACGTGCGAGGTGGGTTCCTTCTGGCACTGGCTTGAAGGTCGATTCGCTTCCTGCTGTCGCAATTAAACTCATATGTAACTCCAACGGTTTCTAAGATCACTGTTCTCCTGACGCCAGAAGCGGCGAGCAGGCTCCAATCCTCCTTGGAGGCTCGGTCATT